AATTGAATTCTCAGCCATATCCCTAAGAACAATATCAATAAATCCAATAAAGTTTACACCTTCTTTGATTTTAGCGTTCAATGGAATTTCAATACCAACCAATTCGTAGCCCGATTTTGAATAAAACTTTTGCATGTTCTTTTTTAACCATGCTAAGATTCTTCTACCATCTCCATAGAATTCTTCTAGCTCTATTTGAGTACATGGTGTTCCTTCACTAAGAGATTCTTTCTCTTTAGTAAATGCATCTTTCATTTTTTCTAAAAGAAGTTTATCTAAATTGATTTCATCTGCTTGCTTTTTAGAAACACCATACATAACCGAAAGGTAATGTTGAATTGTTTCATGCATTCCAGTACCAAAAATTGTATGAATGTTACCAGAACTTTCACCAAGTTTATCTATGTAATTTAATTTGTATTGCTGTGGACATGAACTCCACATACTATATTGTGAAAATGATACTTTAGCCATTATGTTGTTTTATTGTATAAAGATACGAAAAATACCCGAGTTTACCAAATTAAACTTTTAGTTTTAACTTAGTAATTTGTTTAGGGTCAGTACCATAATCTTCAGCGATTTGCTTAATATGATTTTTGCCTGAAGTTGTTTGGTATAAGATATGTACATACTCCTCAGCTTCAGCTAAAGATACTTCATACTTACGTGCAACCAATTCAATCACCCAATTTTCATATTTATCGGATGATGCGGGTTTCATATATTTTAAAAATGCTCTTGTCTTTGGAATCAATCCAATCAACGCAAGATACATAGCCTTTGGTGGAGCTTCTTGCAAATATGGTTGTATATCTGCCACTAACTCTATCCACTCCGGCTTCATAGAAAGAAAACGGAGTATCATATAGTTACTCCATGTTTTCTTATCAGCATCTTCAAGCTTATCCCAATACTTAGGGTCTTTCTCTTGTGTTATTGCGTTGATGTGGTCAAATAATGTTTTAGCCATATTATGCTTCTTCTTCTACTTTTAAACCCGGAGGTAATAATTCATTAAGTACTTCACCACAATCCCCACAAAGGAATAATTCAACTGGTAGTACTTCATCTTTTGGTTTACCAGTTAATAACTTTGAAATTCTACGGAATCCAAAACCTTGTACGAAAATCTCACCACCACACTTTTTACATGCAATTGCTTCCGTTTTTTCCAATGGAATTGGTTTTTCTTCTATTGGTGCGATTGGTTGTCCACCTGCTCCTAAAATGTTAGCCATATTATATTGTATTTAAAATTTGAATAAGGGTTGATGCTGCTATAATTTCTTTATCAATTGCTACTGCTGATTTAGCAACACCATCGCCTAATAATAAGATTACTCCAGATGTATTATCACCAGCATATTCATCTACTTTATCATAAAGAATAGTATATAGGTCAGAAAAATCATTTGCTTTAGAATCAATGATAGCCTGCCTCAACTTCATATATTTGTTTCTCTTATCATCATTGGATTTTAAGATATCAATTACCTTAAGTTTGTAATCATTCTCTAATAGATTTTGAACATCTACTTTCAAAACACCTTTGTTAGAGTTTAATTGGCAAGTATTGATAACCTTACGAATATCAGGATAACTAGCATCAATGATTGGAACTAAATCTTTAACATCAAATTCTACACCTTCAGCTTTTAAAATCTTACTCATTTGAATTGCTACATCCTTTTTAGTTGGAGGAACAATTTGGAATGATTGACATCTACTCTGAATCGGGTCAATTACTTTCTCCACATAGTTACATGTCAAAATGAATCTACAATGCTTAGAGAATGTTTCCATTAAGTTTCTAAGGATTGCCTGTGCGTTTGGAGTCATATAATCGAACTCATCCATTATGATAATCTTAAATGGTTTGAATCCCATAGATGATGCAAAGTTCTTTACTTTATTACGAACAGTATCGGCATTGTTTTCATCTGATGCGTTGATAATCATATAATCACATTCTACCGAATTTACAATTAACTTTGCTAATGTAGTTTTACCAGTACCAGCTTTACCATAAAGTAAAAGATGGGGTACATCACCACTTTCTAAATAACCTTCAACTTTTGCTTTTAAATGTTCATTACCTACATAATCTTCAAGCTTATTAGGTCTATAACGTTCCACCCAAAGTGAGTGATTATTTTCTTCTTGTTTATATTCAAACATAATTTATTTTTTTATTTTCCAGTTGAACCAAATCCACCTTCACCTCTTTCTGAATCTGAAAGTTCTTCCACTTCCATAAATTCAATTTGTGGGTATGGTAATATAATAATTTGAGCAATTCTATCACCTACTTTGTAATAATCGTTTGGTTGTATTTCTTTAACTTTCATCTCATCATACATACCTTCACCACCAAATATTTTATTAAAGGTGGCTTGTAACTCACCTCTATATCCACTATCAATTACACCAACTGAATTACTTAATTGTAATCCAGTCTTTCGAATTGATGAACGAGGGAATACCAATCCTACAAATCCATCTCTAATTTCCATAGCTAATCCCGTACCATAGGTTATTTGTTCAGGTGTATCTTTGATTATTTCAGTTGCTACCAAATCCATACCAGCATCACCTTCTTTAGCGTAGGTTGGAATCACTGCATTAGGATTCAGTTTCTTTATTTTCACTTGCATTTTCAATATTTTTAAAAGATTCTCTTTGTTTTTGTCTTAACTCCTTACCTTCATTGGTAAGTTCTCTAGCAAATAATTTAAATAGTTTACCAGTCTTTCCATTTTGAAAAGTTATGTACGAATTTTCAACATTGGTAATTGTAAAAATTACTTTAGGGTCTTCGTTTTTATTCAACTCATCATCTGTCCATGCAAATATTTGTGGTTCATCTTCATCAAATTGAAAACACCATTCACATTCTTCGTACTTCTTTTGTGATATACTTATATTGGGTTGTTCGAACTTAACCACTTCTTCCTTTTTTGTTTTTTTAGTCTTTGCCATAATTTTGTATTTTATCTTCCTACTTCTGATAGGTATTTAGCTTTCATTTCTTCCCAACTAATTCCGATAGCATCAATGTAGAATAAGTGTTCAGGTTTAATTCTTCCTTCGTCATGTAGTTTTGTGTATCTACTGATTGCATGTTTCTTCCACCATTTGTTAATGTATTCAGTACCTTGCTTAAATTTATCTTTAAGGATTAATTTATCTTCGGTAATTTCGTTACGAAGGAATTCATTTCCATTCTCATACATCATAGCGAAATATACACCTCTCTTAAATCCATGATGATATTCATTTGCTTTGATACCACATTCTTTGAATATTTTACCTAATATCTTTTGTTTGATACCACTAACAGGTCCGTTAGCTTCATAACCCATATTAGCACCATTACGAGCTCTTTCTCTAGTAATGTTTTCTTCGTACCATTCTGAATGATTTTCTTTAATCCATTGATGCCAAGGGTCATAGAATTTATCATCCGGCTTCATACTAATTTTACCAGCAGATTCTCCTAAAGTTTTGAAAAGTGGAATACCATTGTATTGAGAATGAATTCCGTAAAGTGATGTAGTTCCAACTGCAATCAATACATTTTTATATTTCTCTTTCCAATAGTTTCTAACTTCAGGAACAGTAGTCATCATAGCAATTAACTTACCACCTAAGAAGTTATATCCTAACGGCTGAGTACATACAATAGTAGAAGCGATAGTAGTGTTATTTAACTTCCCATCAACAAATTTATTATCTTTAGTCCAACCAATGAAGTTATCTCTAACTGCCATAGCGGTAACATCGGATGCTAATGAAATCTGTCCTAATAGTTTTCCACTTACTCTATCCTTTACATTAATCTTTACATTACGACCAGGGTTTGCTGTAAAATCCATTGTGTGAATCATACGTCTTACCGCTGCCCACTTAGTAGATTCTTTCGGGTCCTCAACGATTTCAACATAAGGGTCTAACGCTTCAATTTCTTTTATCGTTAGCTCCTTATTGTTGATATCAGTTGGTTTCCATTGGGTATCATAATATGATGCAATTTGGGCTTTAGCCTGAATCATAGATGGTTCTTGCAACTCCACCCACTTTTTGTATAGTGTTTGTTCTTGCACAGACATCGTCATAAGATAATCCATATTCTCAATTAACTTTGCTTTTTCAGTATCAAAGTCAAAGACAGGTTTTTGTGGTTCAGTATCCCAAAAGCTCATATTATAATTATTTAATTTCTACTAAGTAATAGTTTGAAGTGTAATCTCCATCAACGAATGATACATGTGATAATCCCTTAGATGAGATTTTTAATGAAGATGATTTAGAACCCTTATTAGCCGTTAAGATTGCTTTAAGATATTTAGCAGAGAATGCAATTGGTTCAATATCTTCGTTACATTTACAATCAACAGTAATAGAAATTCTGTTTGAGTTAATAGATGAATATCCTAAAATAACTTCACCATTTCCTCCTTTACAAGTAAAGGTAAATGTATCGGCATCAGATAATGCACCTTTTGATTTAATGAACTTATTAATGAAATCATCATTAAGTGTAATTTCTGCATCAAATGGTGGTAATGCTTTCAAATCAGGTACTGCAGGAATCACCGATGGTGCTGCTAACATATATTGTACCTTAGTTCCTTTATCAGAGAACTTAACTGCTCCAGTTACTTCTTCAACTGAAATTGCTTCATCCAATACACTCAATAATCCTTTCAATTGAGATGTAGTATAGATACCAAATTCACCATTAGGGAAATCGGTTTCAGCTACCGTAACATCACCTAATAGGGTCTTGTCATCGGAAATCATTCTTACTGATAAATCTTTGTCAGAAGATTTAATCATAACGGATTCAATCTCACCACCAAGGTTATAACGATTGATAAAGCCATCGAATTTACTTTTGTTCATAACGAATTTAATTTTAATTTATTTAAAGTTTATAATACACAAATATACGAAAAATACCTGAAACTACCAAATATTTTTAGAAAGAAAAGAATTGCTCAGCGGTCTTTTGAGAGGAAAGTACTGCACCCCATCCTAAAGCCCCATAGAAGTCCTCTAATTTCTTTAATAATTCCCTTTCGAAGATTTTATCATAATCAATATAAGTTCTTACCAAGTCCATTATTTCATCAGGATCATCATATCCTTTAAATGCTACCGCATCTAATCCAAATGGATTTTGTTTTAGATATACCCACTTAACCTTATCACCATCTCTCATAGGTGCATGTTTAGATGGACATTTAAAGTGAACTAATAATTGATTATGTGCAATTGCCGCCTTAACATGTGCAGGTGTTCCTGCATTAAATTGGAACATTGCTCTATTATCTTTTTTCTTTGGAATGTATTTTGATATTTCTTTTACAGCAGAGTTCTTAGCTATACTAACAACATTCATAGTAGATAATGATTTCTTAAAATCATAAATTCTATCAGTTAGTGTCATCTCACTATCACCTCTTAGAATTGAAATCAAAATCTCACTCATAAATTTACGGAATTCAGCTGGATATGATGAACGAACTACGTCCAATCCCTTCACATCCAATCTATCCATTGGAATGCCATTCTCCGCAATAATCCATTGAGCGTATCTTTTCTTTGCAATCCAAATACCACTTCGAGATACAAACTCTTTTTTAATTTGGAATCTATGTTTTTCTTTTGCTACGTTGAATACTCTCTCAGCTAATACATCATAGAAACTATTTAAGTAATCCTGTGTTTCACCTGCAATAGCATCCACTTTTAGTGCTATCGATTTATCATCTTCAGTTCTCCAATCAGGATATCTTTTATCTAACAATGGTACTGCTGAAAAAAATACGGAATCAGTATCGATGTAGATATTGAAATCCTCCCCCTTAGTTCCTAACTCTTTATTGTATTTAATGTTTACCATTTCCGCAGTTGATTTAATTACCGTCTGTCCAGTTAAGGTTACGGCCTCAGCGTTATCAACATCATAGAAACGGAATGCAGGTAATCCCAATACTCCATACAAAGAGTTCAATAAGATTTTTTGTACAATCTGTCTTTTCTTATAGAATGCATATTTTTCTTTATCACCTTCCTCACCATACTTCTTCTCTAATTTACGGAACTCCACACGCTGCGCAAACCACAAATCTAAGATATCAGGAATACAACCTACTTTTGATGTGGTATAAAGTACACCATTAGATGATACTGCATATTTACTTTCATCTAATAACTTTCGTAAGTTTTCTTTTGAAATAGTTTTCTCACCAATGTTGAAAGTATCAATCTCACCTTTCATAAACTTTTGTGCATCCCAATTACTAATCTTAGCTACTTTGGTTTCTGGTGAAATGTTTGTAGTCATAATGATTGAAGGATATAGTGAAGTTAAGTCTAAGTCATATATCCAATCATACTTACCAACAATAGGTGCTTTAACATAAGCTCCAATGAACTTCTCTTGCTCATTATCTCTCAATGCCTGCATCATCTCTTGTCTATCTGCCGGTTTGTTAGGTGCTACAATATTCTTTCTCTTTAGGTAACATAACAATGCACCCTCTAAGAATTTAGATGAATAAACGAAATCTTCATAAGGAACGTGTCCAGCGTGACAGATACCTCTACACAAATCTACGAATTGTAATTTACGTTCCATATCAACTACTAATTGAACGTCTACTAAGTTATACTCAATAAACTTATCAATATCGGTTTTAAATAACTCATCCAAATTACCACTATACTCAACCTTACCTCTACCCAACTCTTTCATAGCTACCGTATCCAAACGATAGTTATCCAATTCAACATAGGTATAAGATTTGTACAACCCAATGTAATCCAAATAAGATACACCAGCCATAAAGAATCTCTTACGATATGGTGACCAGAAACATTCACCAATTGGAGATAATCTATTAGCATGTTTAACACCTAATATTCTTTTAATACGATTGTACAAATACGGAGTATCGAAATAATCAATGTTCCAGCCCGTTACAATTGTAGGGTTGATGTATTCGTATAGTGAAAGATACTTCATACACATATCCCTTTCATCTCTAAAAGGAATTACAGTACGATTACCATTATTACTTTCCTTCATCTTACCATCTTTGTCCATAATCAGAACCCAATAATGGTCAGTAGCTGAATCATGCAAACCTATCGCTGTAAGTTCGTTCTCTGCTTTCTCAACATCAGGCAATCCCGTATCCATCTCACACTCAATATCGTATGTAAGGATAACATGTCCTTCCGATGGAATATCTGAATCTGTGTATGTATCTACTAATATACGAGTTGTTTCAGGTACATCAGATTCAAACAAATCAGGATCATCTTTTTTAAATTTGAAAATCTTACTTAGCCTATCACCATACAAAGAAGTATATTCTCCGTTTTGGCTCTTTTCATACGCATATCTTGTATATGGAAATGAACGATAGCCTAATTTATCATCCCAAATGTGTACTAAATTCTTTTCTCTTTGATAATAACAGTTT